TGTCAGAGTATGACTTTTTAAAGTGGGGATTGGTAGCATTCTTAGCTACTTTGCCGATTGACTGCTTAGCCTTGTGGAGCTTTTGGTGCAGAGTTAGTACAGGTGCTGGTACTACAGCTTTTGTTTTAGTTTCCATGTGTATAAATTTAAATTATTTCAACAAAGATAATCAATTAATTCATATCTGCAAGGAAATTACAATAAAATATCATAAATTCATCAAAATTTCTTGCAATAAAGTATGTACCACCTGCAGCTTCTATGCTTTCCTGATACCTCTTCTGCACTTCTGACTGCCTATCTTTACCATATTTCACCTCAATCTTCACTGATCTACCTCTAATGGTAGCAGAAATATCTGCAGATCCTTTAGTGGAGGTGCTAGGAGTCCATGTGCCTTTCAGCTGTCTAGTATTCTCACCTACCTGTATCTTCTTACCCTCTCTATATACTCCCATTGTATTAATCCTTTCAGCTTGAAAGCCTGAATAGGTTAGAAAGTGAATGATGCATTTAGTGAGAGCATTGGCAGAGTTATCATTCCAATCAGATGCTGTAATGTATGACATGGTAGGGTGCTTAAGGGTGAGGTAGTTAATCTCTAGGGCTTTAAGTAGTGTTTTGTTTTCTTTGTTCATCGTTTACAAATAGTTAAATTAGCATTCATTGTAACAGCTCTTAACTTACAATTAGTATTATGAAAGTCTAGAAAATCATTTTTAATAGTATCAGATTTAAAAAATACACCAAGCCCTGAATGATCTAGTTCATTAAAAATAACATCTACTCCTTTTTTCTCAATCCAAATCATTATCATATCATCAAAAGTCATATCATAATGATCAATGGATGTATTTTCTTTAGTCAATACTTCTCCTGTTACTGAGCAAAGAGTTTCATTAAAAATTACATTATCAGCTTTAAAATTATATATTAAATTAGTTATTGTATTTCTGCCTGCTTTTTTTATAGCAGAATATTTATTAGGATTAGAGATGCATTTAAGATAAGATATATCAATAAATGTATCATCTGTTCTTTTAATAAAAAAACATTTGTCATTATAATTAGCACTATCTACATAAATATATTTAACTCCAGGACCTTTTTTTTCTTCCCAAGCAATATGATTTCTAAATTCATGTATCATTATAGCAGAATCTAATGCATCTAATTTCTCTCCTTTATTATATGAATTTAAAATAGTACTGCACATTTTCTTTCTTTCTTCTTTTGTCATATATTCATTGCTTTAATTGTTAATTCATCCCATATATCTATCTCTTTTACCTCCTGTACAAATGACAATCTAGTACTGCCTCCATTCCTATTGGTAGAGCAGATATATCCTTTGTATTCGCAGTACTTTTTAAAGTTAATTGTGATGCTGTTCTGTGTTATGTAGTTCTTTTTATCAGGGAATGCATTACAGAATGAATCGTATAACTGTTCTTTTACTGAGTAGTAAGTATCCTCTTTTAGATCCTCAAAGAAATAGTACATCTCACTGCTAATCTCATCTAGTATCTTTCTAAAGTTTAGATTGATAGTAGGCATCTCAATAAGTCCAATATTAAGATATATTTGTATGCATTCCTGGCAGTAATTATCAAAGGCTGCCCATTGGTCATCATCCCAATCCACGAACAGCTCATGACCAAATAGATCTACAGGAGTAAACTTATCATTGAATGTCTTAGCCATCTCCACCTCATACTTTCTAGCATTGAAAGATGCACCATTGCCTGAGATTGTATAGTTGGTAGTGATAATAATCTTAGGGCTGTTAGTTACATCTAGTTTAATAGAATCCTTACCTTTGTATTCAATAGTAATACCCTCAGTAATCACACTGAATAAGCTCTCAAAGTTAAACTTCTTTTTAACATCATCAAATACTAATATCTGACAATCAGTAGATACATTTTGGTAGGGGAATTTATTTTGAAAGTCAAACAGCTTACCATCTAAGCTCTGCACTTTCTTAAGATGTCCCATTGCATTCCAAAACAAGCCCTTTCCACTTCTCCCATTAGGTACATCAGAGATAGCCTCATCATTAAAGATAATAGCTTTGTTGTTACTTCTATCTTTATAGCTGTGCAGGAGGTATCCGATTACAGTCTGAAATGCTTTGTACTTACTTTTATCTTTACCTGCTATGTTCCATATAAAAGTTCTAAATTCTGACTTATGGTGATCTGTTTTCTTAAAGTCTCTATTGATCACCTGGTCTCTCCAAATAGATAGATCCATATCAGCATAAGATAGTACCTCTTTTTTATCTTTAGATACCTTTACTATGCAATTAGTATAGAATAGATATGCACTATCTTTGTCATCTTTCAATAGACTTACATTCTTACTAGTCAATATCCCTAGAAATTCTCTCTTAAAGAACTTAAGATTGCCACTCATCAGGTTATAAACTCCCTCAGGCTTATCATTAGATGTGATGTAATCTAATACAAAATCTTTAACATCTTTCTCATATACCTCATTTAAAAATATACCCTCTTTTTTAATCATTTGAAATGTGCCATTTTTCTCAGGGGAATGCTTAAAGAAATCATTATTATCTAGGAATGTTTTAAACTTAAAGTTGTTAAGATTGTAAGCTCCATTCTGAGTAGTGGACCAAAAGTCATCATCTACCATCTTAAATTTCTTTTTTAATGCCTCCTTAGCAGCATTCCAATCTCCATTATGCTTGACTAAAGTATAGATATTGAATGGTGAATAAGATTGCTTAGATTCAAATGGCTTTATAGCTCCTCCATCCTCACTAAATATATAGAACATATTATTTTGAAAGCCAAAAGTAGCAGAGAATCCATCTTTTATATCTTTGTTAGGTCTAGTCCAATACTCTGAGCCATCCTTTCTCTTATTGCAGAACTGCCAACCTATCCCCTTAAGCAGCTCCTTAGCCTCTTCTCCATTCTCTAGGTTATATTTACCATCAGGAGTAGTATCTTTCCAGGTCTCTGCCCACTTTCTATCAGATGTATCTTTGTGAGGTAGACTAATAGTGTGATGCTGATTGTAAGATGTAATTAAATCAAATACATTATTAATATCATCATCAAAATAGCTCAGCTTTATGTACTCCTCACCACCGATATGACTATATCCACTAGATGGATAGCAGGCACAGTACTGACCATTGCCTCTCATCTCTACCATTGTAGCTCCTGTAGGATATTTAGCAAATACTCTACCATTAAACTTCTCTTTTGATCTAAAGTAAACATGATAGCCACCTCCTGCTGTAGTGTAACAGGATAGCATCCCATCTTTAATTAGCATCTTAATAGATGGCACACTAATAAAGTCATCAAATGTATCTTTAATAGGCTCACCATTATGGCAGTCAAAGTCAATGCAATAAAATTCACTAACTAATCCACAGGCTATCCCTATTTTCTCAGCTTTTAAGAATCTACTATCTACATCTGTAATAGTTTCATATAAAAAATTATGACCTGCCTCAAGCATTGGAGCTTTGCTGTTCCAAAGTGGTAGAGGATTCAATCCCTCTGCTATTAATTCATTAGCTACATCTATTAGATTCATAAGTATAAATAAAGGTGAGAGTCCCTGCTTAACACAACCGCCAGGAGGAATTGCAGGGATTTATACTCTCTAATGTGTTTTATCATGGCAGTTATGTTATTTACAAATGTAATAATAATTATTAATACTTTACAAAGTGTGCAATCTTTTTTTATCAACATACAACTTTGCACATACTTTGCACAAAAAAAGTTAGCAGTACCAAGGCTTTGTGCAAAGTTGGTCTTTTTTTTTACTTTTTTTTTTCATCCTGGTCTTATAGTATATATAGGGTAGGGGCTTTTTCTAAAAACTTTGCACAAATCAATCTAAAATACTGATAATCAATGTTATTTTATGTGCAATCTTTTGTGCAAAGTTGTAAGGACCATTTTAACATTGCACAAAAAAAGCTCCGAAGAGCTTTAAATTATTTCAGCTAATTCTTTAGCTGTCATATAATCTTTGAATTTATTGACCTTATCATAATCCCAAGGCATTTGAATCCTCACATTGATGTAGTTAAAATGCTCTATTGCCGAAACTTTGTACTTATCCTCATAATTATCATTAACAGCAGCCTCAACTAATGGCTCTATCTCATGCAGATATACTTTATCCTTTTGCCTGGACCATCTCCTGTGCATTTTGATACCATGTATAACACTAGCATGATGTCTATTAAGGAGCTTTCCGATATCAGTCAGTGACATCTTACATTTATTCAGCCTGTACATTATATAGTATCTTTTATAGACATAGGATCTATTTCTAGAGTTGTTAGTTAGCTGATACTTTGCAATCTGTTCTTTTAAAAAATCTATTTCTTCTTTCATTGTTCAAGTTTTGTTTGTTGTTTTACAGAGTCTCATCAGTGACACTCTGTTGTTTAAAAAATAGTCAGGACAGGACTTGAACCTGTATGATAACTTATGAGCTATACTTATGGGTCTTTCAAGGTTACTCACGTTATCTTTACTATTAACCTTTATTCATGCGTCTACCAATTCCGCCACCTGACTATATTACTTTTTATATTGTTGTTCTGATTTAAAGGTTTCGTTATAGTATTCATCTGCTGAATTAAAATCACCTTTAGTTAATGAATTTAACCAAGCATCTTTTATCTGCTCTTTCTCCACTGCCAAAAAATTATGAAAGTGATGGACAAATTCTCTACCCTCTACTGAGTTAATGTTAAAGAGCTGAGGATGTAATGCTAGTAGCTCACTAAACACCTGTTGTACTGCTGTCATAATAGTTTAGTTTGAGTTACTGACTTAAATAGATCCGATTGAGACTCCATTACACCGGTAGCATTAATGAAATCAATCTCTACCTTTGCAGATTGGATTAGAGTTCCTGCAAGCTGAGATATTGCCTTAGCTTTATCCACCTCTACATTCACTTGGTCTGTTGTTAATGTTTCATCACTTAGTCTTTCAAGTGCCATGAAGATGTGATCTCTTAGATCACTTAGTTTGTTTTGTGCCATTGTTATTTATTTTATTTATTAGTTTACATTTTAATCTCATCACCTGTTGAAGCTCTTTAGGTAATCTTTGTATGGTATTTCTAGCCATGTTCTCCTTTTTAGTTATCATTAGCAGATTATCAATATCATTATTCAGATAATTACCATCCTTATACACTACCACCATTCCTTTAGGAATTGGTCCATTATGCATCTCCCAAGTATATCTGTTCAGCAGCTGCCACTTACAATCTGCTAGCTTAATATACTGATACATCTTACCTCCTGTATCTCTTCTCTGATGGATAGTTCCAACAGGCTGAGTGTTGGTAGGCTTAGAGCCTTTTTTAAACATAGTGTGAGCCACTTTCTGATATACTTCTGTGGACATTTTTTGTCCTTTGTTAGCAGGTACATTACCTTTCTTAAATTGAGTAGCTTTACCACCTAGATATCCTGGAGGATATTGAGTAGACCTTAAGTATTTAGGATCTTTCTTAATACCCATAGCAAATGCTCTATTATAAACTGATGACTCTGATAATCCTAAGTCATCTGCTATCTTTTTAGTAGGCTCAAATGGATACCTTTCTCTTATGATGTCATTCATACCTCTTCAATTAATAGGATTAAATCATCATTCTTTTGTATGAGCTGCTTAACATGATCAGCATCATAAGCCTCCAATATCCTAGTCACTAACTTAATAGGACCTCCCCAATAGTCAAAGGTCTTATACACTACTTTATATATCTTCATTGTCATTATTTTTAATTGGCACATCTAAGCCATACATTAAGTCAAACATTGCAAAATCTCTGTTAGCATTTCTCTTGCTACCCTCATAATTCTGAAAGTACCACTCTCTAAATTGTAGGTATTTTTGGTGAGTATATTCACCATTAGCTATAGCATCCTGGACCTCTCTAGCTAGCTTTGTAAACTCAGTCATTGGATTTATTATTCATGGCTTGTAAATACCTGAGGTAAAGAGGCAGATTAAATCCACCTCGTATCTCATCTGATGTTCTCCTACTATTCCAAAATTTTATAATTGCGTTGAATGTCATAGCTTAGATTTAAGTAGATTAAGATTTGCATCATTTAGAATAAACAGGGACATATCTCCATCATCAGTCTCTGATGCATTGTAGGTAAAAGGCTCAATAGTACCTGCTATGTAAACATCACTGTCATAGTCAGTAGTCCAATTAGAAATGTATTGATTGCCATTTTTGTATAGGTCTATAAAGTTCATGATATAAATTCTAAAAAAGTGAATAAAAATAAGATTGATAATGTTGCAGATACTACTATGACAAATGCCTTAGCAATAGCTATCTCTTCAGCTCCTACAGGAGTAAAATAATTAATTAATTTCTTCATTGTATTATTTTTTAAATTGGTTAAATAAATTCTCAATTTCCTCTAACTGCTCTTTGTTTAAAAATGTAGTTAAGGTCTGAATAATTAAATGCAGTTGGTTTGTGTTTAGCTTATCCTCCTGCTGTTGTACTTCTAAAAAATCTAAGACTTGATTAAATGTTTTCATGTGTAAAAGTTTTAATTGTTGATAACTATACGCCAAAGATAGTATAAAGTTTTATATCTGCAATAAAATAATGTAATTTATATTCATTCTAAATAAGAACAAGGGCAAATTGCACCCTTATTCAAGGGTAAAACATATAATAAAGGTAATTTTTACTTAATAATGTATAATAATCAGGGTAATTTATACATGACTGAGGTCGCAATTTGCGACTGCAACCGCAGAATATTATAATAATTTAGGGTTATAACCTTAAGAATATCATGTAATTTCAAAGTATTACCTTAGAATTACATAGTTAATCGGATTAATTCCTATTATGTAAAGCATATCTTACACAAAAAAAAAGCAGCTGCGTGCTGGGGAGCTTACAACTGCTTTCTTTAACATGGAAACAAGTGCTAAGTTAATGCTTATATTTGAATTTCAAAAATTCTACATAAGTTTTATTATTTATTTTATAGTGCTTTCTGCAATCCTTACATTTCATCCAATGGTGAATAGTACCTCCTGCAGTTATTACCTTTTTATTATAATAGATATTATAGTTTGTACATTCAGGACAGCAATACTTCTCATCTCCCTCCATTACAGCATAATGAGTAGATGGAGTAGTGTAAGAATTAAGTTTATTAAATACAGCTTCTAGTACAGTGACATCCATTTTGCAATACTCTACCATCTTATCCATAGCTTTCTGATCTTTCTTAAATACAATATCTTTCCATAGTTCTAGTCCCCCTGTATCCATCTTTTGACCTACTCCTAAATACTTAGCTATATAGTCTAGTTTATTTGAGTTAAAATTAAAGTACTTTCTAGCCCATTTAAGAGTATCTATAGTCTTTGGTGAGGTGAATACATCAATACCATGTAATAGAGCTCTTGTGCGTATCCATTTGAGATCAAATCTATCCCCATTATGAGCCACAATTTCATCTGCTTGAGCCATAACTTTAAGGAATGCTTTAATCATTGCCTTATCTGATTGCTTTTTATCCCAAGTTAGGAACTGTACATCCTGCTCATGCTCCCATTTGTAGCAGATGCAGATGATTGCTCTCTCATGAATGATGTCACCTGGATTGATTGTGAGGTTATATCCTGATCGCCAAAATATACCAACATTGAATGATGTCTCAATGTCAAAAAACAGTCTTTTTCTTACCATATATGGTGTAAACTTAGAACAAATATTTCTCCCTTGCAAATTTAAAGAGATATGATAGCAGTAAGCCTATGCCTACTCCTACAAATAATAGACTAAGATTGCCTCTAGTTCTAGGTCTTGTAGCCTTAGCCTGTGCTTTCTCTACAATACGATCTTTGTAGATAGTTTTTACTTTAAGTTTATAAGCTAGTCTCTCCTGGTATCTTGTTCTAGGAACATAAGTTGTTCTATACTTTATAATAGTATCTTTGGTAGTTATAAATTTTTCCCAAATTATATCATTATTAATTATAACAGGTATGCTATCTAGTGTAGTGATTCTGATAGTATCTCCTGTTTGCTCGCAAGTATATCCTTTCTTAATAGCTTTATTGAGATGGTATTGTGCAGAGCAGGAGCTGAGTAGTAAGATTATAGCTAAGTATCTCATCATTCTTTTATTTCAAAGTGCATCCAATCATAGTTCTTCTCTCTACCTAGAGATATAAAACCATGCTTGTAGAATATATCTATCATTGCCTTATACTCAGGTCTTGCAAATCTTGCAGTTTTCGCTGATTCTTTGAGTAGATTTCTAGCAGGATCTAAGTCTATTGCAATACCCCATGAGTGCATGGATAATGCTGTACCTCCCCTCATCTTTCTATAGTTGAAGCATCCACCGAATAAATCTATCCCTAACTCTTTAATCTTCTCGTATCCATACTCAGATAATAGCTCACAGAATACAGCTGTAAAATTAGAAGCTACTAACTTATGGCACATCATAGTATTGACAGTGCTGTCTAAGTCCCAAGCTATTCTCATAGGATAAGGTAGCTTAATCTTTACTAAGTATCCTGCACCTGTTACATTAGCAGTACCATACTTAGAGGTAAGTTCCCATCTAGTCATTTCAGTTTGTTTAGGTCCTCTTTAATATCCTTAGCTCTTGCAAATAATAGCTTCATTGACTGCCATAAGTCTATGCCTTTTACTACTTTATAATTCTCATTGATAGACATCACCTCAATACTAGATAATACTAGAGCTACAATTTTGGTGAGCATGAATGGTACACTGAAAAAAGTTAGTATGATATCATTTAGTATGAATTGGTCTATTAAAAAGAACATAATCACAGTAACCTCATAGAGTGCTAACTTGCTAATGATAGCTGAGAGCTTTCTGCTAGTTATTTTATCCCCTAACTTCTTAGCTTTCCAAATGCCAGTGATAGTATCAATGCATATTAATACTCCAATCATTAACAGGATGCCACTTATTGGTAAAAAGAATGCAAAGCATATAGAGATAAGTGTAAAAAGTTTGGATTGAATTGATATTAGTAATAGTGATAGTTGTGCTTTCATTGTTCTCCCTCCCATTGTAATGCTAGAATAAAACTTAGATATCCTATCACTGTAGCTCCTGCTAACTTAAGATATATAGCAGGCTCACATAGTAATGCTATGCCTGTTAAGTATCCTGCACTGAATACTATAATTGATAAGACTCCTGAGTGCTTCATATTATTAAGATTGAATTGTTATAACCATTATTTCCTGCACCTCCACATAGACCATTGCACTCAAGCAATCCATTAGATAAACAGCTACAGCCATCAATCATAGGTCTAAGGTCAGTATCTCTGTTAGTTGTACCTGTGAATATTGGATACAAAGCCCTGTTCTTAAGTAGGTATCTAATCAATCTCTGCTCAAAGAATGCAGCCTTTTGTGCATAGTGTTCCATACTGAATGCTATAGTACCTCTATCTACAGATGAGCTGTTATCTCCGAACTGAGTCTGTAATCCTTTGTTCTTTAGCTGTAGAGATAGACCAAATACAGCATCCTCTGCTGCTCTCCATGCTATAATAGGCTGTATGAATGTTACTAATGTCTCTTCATCAGGATCTAATGTCTGATCATTGTACTTAGTTAGCAAGTCATTGTAGAATGTAGTACCTAAGATAGGCATGATTCTTAGCTGAGCTTGAGTAGCTAAGTAAGGAGTAACATTATTCACATCTACATTAGCTGTGATGGGTGTGTTATTCTTTAAGTAAGTTTCTGTTATAAAATATAGCATCAGATTGTTGGTGTTGGTGTATCATTCAATGGAGGTAAAGATGCTAAGGCTCTAATTTCATTTTTAGACATATTCTCTAGTACTTTAGCAGCGATTGCAGGATTCAATGTATTAAGTGCATCATTAGTCTTAGATGGATCTCCCTCAAGTTCTACTATTGCCTCGTTAATTATCTGATAGTTATTAATAGTGAAATCTGCATCTATCTTAGCTATGAATAACAGCTCATTAAAGATATCAGCTACCATATCTCTCAATGGCATTACTACATTTTTCTCAAATATGATGTAAGCCTGCTTAATATCTGAGCCATTACCTAGTGAGCCTGTAGTACGGATTCCCATAAGTATAGGATCTATAGTGTGAGAGAAACATATCTGCTCAGTGTTCAGCTGTGATGCCTCTTGAAATAGACTATCATTACCATTAGTTGGTAGTGACTCTATCTTAGGTAATTGGTCTGCTGAGTTTGCAAAAAATGCGACAGCTTTCCCAGCATTTGCCGCTCCTTTAAGCCTATCAATAGTATTTCTTATCATGTTTTTCTCCTCCTCAGACTGAGGTCTCTTAGGGAACATCATAGCAAAGCTAGGAAATACTGAATTTTGGATGTTACTTTTAGCAAAGTAGCTAAGTTCACCTGATAGGAATGCAAAGTTAAGTGCTGAGGTGTAGGTAGGTAGTGGATAATAATCCTGACCAATGCTATCTACCTCATATACAAATAACTGCTCATAATCTCTAGATGTAGGAGTATATCTCCTTATCTCCTGTACTCCAATCCTACTAGCCCAATCATCACAGATATAGTATCTTTTTCTATCTAAGTTTACTCTAAGTTTCTCAGGTGATAGATTGACAATTTTTGTGAGTTTCATCTTATCATCAAAGCATAGCTTAAAATATACTCTATTATGTAGGATTAGTTGCTGAGTTACTGCAGGTACTACCTTTTTTATGTTTAATTTTCTCTCTAGTGTATATAGCTCTAGTCTATCCTGTGGAGTAAGTCTATCAGCTACTATATTAAATCCACCACCTACAGCTGCATTCACTTTATACCCTACAATAGAGCCATGTAATGGACTGCTATAGAATATCTGATTGAGTAGCTCAGGGAATAGGTTATCCTGCCCAAAGGGGATATATCCATTAGTCTGATTCCTACCATTAACATAAGGTAGAGTTAGATTTGCACCTCCTACTTTAAGGAATGGAGTAGAGAATGACTGATATCCCTCTACTATTTCATGCTTTACTGTTTTAAAAAAATCTTTTAATGCCATAATTACTCATAAATTGATGATACTATTGGTCCACTTACTACCATCCTGCCCTCTTCAATCACAAACCCTGTAGAGTTTGCAATAGTTGGAGGTGTGATAGATGACTCATAGATACTATATGTATACTGTCCTTTGACTAACTCCAAATCTACAGGCTCATCCAATATAAACTGATTAAATCGTTCAGGATAAGCTGAGGTATCAGCAGTGTAGAATGTAATAGGTGTAGACAGCTTGTCCATTTCATTCTGAAAAACAAATAAATAATAAGGATTAGGCAGTGTACTTACCTCAGTGAGAGTAAGGATAATCTGATTGACCTCATCTTTTTTAATGTATATCATATAACTATATTATACTAAGGTCAAAAAATGTTTAAAAAAAAAGCCCTAGTATTACTAGAGCTTTAATTATTAGGGTGTTAAATTACGATTGTACAGCAGGTGGAAAGTCTGTTGGATTAGCTGTAATTAGTGTGCTTGTTACTTCATAAGCCAAGTGCTCTGACTCTGCAAGTAATGTAATACTGTACTTAGAACCATCAGCTCTCGCTGTACCTGATCCCTCACCTGTTGCAGTAAGTTGTACATTCTCAAAGTACCAATACTTGTCATTTGCATCCTGGATAAATACAGCTAAATACTGCTGACCTGATCCAAGTACATTGATAGCTTCTGACTTATCTTTGTCTCTACGATTAAACATTAGAGTAATAGTCTGAGTAACAAAGCTAGAGCCATTGATTAGATCTACTGCAGTATCCTCAGTATAGTTACCTGTATTTCTGTTAATAGCAAAAGGTACACATGGATCACCTACAGTAATTGCAGATACTATCCAAGCTCCTGCTGATACTGTAACGCCTGATATCTCATCTTGTTGGTTTACCCATACATTTTTAATTCCTCCAATATTGTTGGAGCAGTTTTTTTGGATTGATTGTAATGAATCACAGCTCATTGTATATGTTTTAAGTAAAGGGAGCTCATCACTCCCTTAGATTTATAAATTAGTTAATTAAGATGCAGAGTTGTAGAATACAATCTCATTACCATTAACATGAGTAAATCCTACTTTCATATTTGCACGAGTTCTGATTACAGGCTCAGCAATAGTATCAGCTAAATTGATAGCTCGTAATGCTTTACCATCTCCCTCTGCATCAAATGCATAGATAAAATTATTTCGAGGTGAAGCTACGATTGTAGACTTGCTAAGCATTCCAGGGCATAATACCATCTTTATTCCAAGATAAGTAAAGTCTAATGCTTGTGTTAAGTTAGCCTGAGTATTTGATGCAGCAACAGCAGCACGATAAGCAGTAGCTACAGGTGAAGATACATACAATCTTAACTCCTCTTGATTAGCAATTACAGCAGCAGGAATTGCAGCATAAACTAAAGCTAATTTTTCAAGTACATTCGCAGGAGTAATAGCTGGAGGTGTAGCTCCACCTACTTCAATTACATTAGCAGCATCAGCTACTAAAGACTTCTTATATCCATCACATAAAGCTAAAGCAGCAGTACCTGATGCAGTATCACCTGACCAACGTAACTTCTCTACATTCTCAGCAATAGTCTTAGACATCTCATTCCAATAGTAATCCATAAAAGATGCTACAGTGAAATCACCATTTGATCCTTTAGTCATTTGTAATGATACGAAAGACTGCTCTAAGTCAAACTGACAAATTTGTGCCATTGCAGATAGAGAACATACATCAATCTCAACAGATGCAAGGTCATCAGTACTAGCATTCCATCCACAGTTATCAGCTTGTAAAACTTGACCAAATACTACATTAGATATTTTAGTCTTATACTTTACTCCTGGTAGTGTACGATAGTTGTCTACTACTTCCTCGTTTAAATAAGCTCGGCTATAAAATGCCTCACTGTTTGCTTGTAATAATGCAGATGCATCAATGTCCAAGTTAAATCTTAATTTTCTACTCATTTTTTTTGTTTTTTATTTAGTTATTATTGTTTAAAAATTTACTTACTATGCTGAATTTATCATGCTGTGATAATTTAGTAGCTTCTACTTCTACTACTTCCTCACCTTCAGACATTACTTCCTCCATGTGATTTCTTAAATCAGCTATCATTGCTATAATAGCATTGATTTGCTCATCAATTACAGGTTGTACTATAGCCAGGATAGCTTCAGCATCAGCAGCAGGATCAATAGCCATCTCTTCTGTGGCAGGT